TGACCAGCACGTCGCACTCCGGAGCCATCGGGATAAAGCTGTCCAGCGTGGGGTAATTGAGGAGCAGATCGGACACGGTGCGAATGGGGTTGGGAATACCCAAGCGGCCGGCCAGCTCCGCAAACCAAGTCATGTGAAACTTGGCAAAGTCCAGCCGGTCTGGGTGACGCTCCCACCATCCGCCGGCGTTGCGCCAGCTATCGATGCTGCCGGGGGGCGCCTGGTCGATCGGCCGGAGCCGCAGGCGCAAGGACATGTCCGTGCGCATGGCGTCGATCTCCTCAAACCGGCAAAGCTGCGGATTGTGGTAGTGAGTGACCTCCAAAGATGGGTCAGCCAAGCAAGCACGGCGCAGAAAGTTTAACTGAACCAAGTTGTCGCCCAGCCGAAGGGCGTTGTGCGTATGGATCATCAGGCTCCAGGGTTACGCGCCTCAAAAATCTTTTTTCCCGTCTCGTAATTGGTGGTGGAGTTGTGCCGTAAAAACTCCTCGTCCGCCTTCTGCCCGGTAAACATCGGGTTGTTATGGGTAAAGACAACGTCGCGAGCCTCGATGACGCACTTGTCCGCATAGGCTCTAAAAGTAAACTCGTTATCGGAATAGATGCCGCTTGATGCGTCGTAATCAGGCGCAAAGAGGTAGCCCTGTTTTTTCAGTCGGTTGCGCGTTAAAATCGCCATGCACAGTAACTGGTCCTTGCGGTGTCCGTCGCTGACGGCAAGCACGCTTTCCCGCGTGGTGTCGCCCATGCGTTCCAAGAGGATCCGGTCCCACCACAGCGGAGGATCCCAGTCGTCGGATCCCTGCACAATAATCTCTCCCCTGGCTTGGTCGGCTGCCCGGTTCCATGCGGCCACGCATCCGCCCTTGCCCTTGACCGGCGCCCAGGCTTTGAGGATATCGGCCTTTGGGTCGTCGTCGTCGCAGCTGAAAATCCACTCCACGCTGGCGGGATCGGCCGCTTTTTTCATCCAAAGGATGCGGGCGTTAAGGGCCTCCTGCGGCCTTGAGCGGGTGGCGTGGCATACCGAAATGCGAATGGGCTTCAGCTTCCGCCATTGACTCTCAATCTTGTCGGCCTCGGCGTGGTCGCCCACGGCGCGGGCGGCGGCAATGTAGAGGTCAATGCACTCAAAATCATAAATGGCGCGCTGCGCGTTCCACTGCGTTACTCCGGGATCTGGAAGCACCATGGCGCTTTTGAGCAGGTAGTACGCAGCGCCCCACTTGCCTGCGCTTGCCTCCTCCCGTGCCATATAAAACACAGCCTCTCGCCTGGACGGGCTGGCCTGATGGGCTCTCGCAAAGACGGCCATGCGCTGGTCGCGGTCGGGCAACGCTTGGCCGTAGTTGCACCAAGATTCGTAGCGGAGAGTCGGCTCCTGGGTGGGCCAAAGAGCGGATACGTTGGACCAAGCCACGGACTGATTGCGCTTGCCAGAAAGAAAAAGTTCCTGCTGCAGGTAATAGGCGTATTTGCCGGCCTCGGCCAGTTCCCCCTCCAGGATGCGTATGTTGCGATCCGCAGATCCGGCCTTGTAGCCATCCGGATGATGTTCGACCCAGCTGGCTTGTTCGGCCCGCACTTCGTATCCCGGCAACGGCAAAAGCGCCTCGTGAACGGCGTAATGCCAGCGGCCGGCCCAGCCACCACTTGGCAGGCGCTTAACCAGGCGTTCCCGGACGGGGGTCAGCTTGGCGTTAGTGACGTTGTAAACGGCTGCCCATATTCCGACCTTTTCTGAGCTTAAAAGCTCGCTGGCGGCGGTTTTAAGCGCGTTTTTGAGCCCTTGCGCAGGCAGGTCGTCCGCATCCACCCACATCGCCACATCCCCGGTGCAGGCGTCTAGGGCGGTGTTGCGGGCGTTTCCAAAATGATCCACGTGGGGCCAGTCTTTTTTTCCGTGACCATTTTGATAGTGAACAATGGTTGCGCCCTTTTCTTTGGCTATTTCCTCGGTGCCATCATCGGGTGCACCACCGCGTGCAATGCAAACAACCAGTTCGTCGCACATGGGGCCAAAGGCATTTAAACAACGACCAATGTATTTTGCTTCCTGGCCGGCAATCAAATAAATGGAAATTTTAGGATCTCTGGACATGGCTTTTAGGGCTCTCGCAATCCGATGACGTAACAGCTCGGACCCGTGTCGATGCTGACAATACGATAAGTAACTGAATTAAACTGACCCGTGGATCCGATGGCCGGGACAGCCGCAATCTGATCCAAATCAACGGTAAATGTGGCGTTTAGGTCCAGATCGTATCCGTGAAGCTCAAGATTCTCTCGGCGGGTGATGGTGGATAGAACTCCGGTGACGGAGGTGGATCCAATGGTTGCGGTAGTTCCGAACTGCTCGCAGGCGACCGCAAACGCGTCCTTCAAGCACTCAGTAAACTCGGACATAAAAGGATTTCAAAAGAGGAAGGGCGGCGGACTGATTGCTCAATCCGCCGCCCCGCCAAGGAGTTTAGGCTCCGTTAATCCGAACCAGGCTGGAGGTTTCCCCACGCGCCACGCCGTAGATCAGGGCCAAGGTGCGCTGCAACACTCCGGTCTGGATGTTGTAGACCTCGCGGCTCTGGATCGTTAAGCCGGTCTTGGGCTCGGTCACGTTCTCGATTGTGCCAGGCAGGGTCACGTTCTGCGGAATTTCCGGAACGCGGCTGGCAATCAGGAGAGCTTCGCGCTGGGCAAAGAATCCGCCGAGGGTGATGCTGTTGGACGGCACGCTGGGGTACATGTTGATGTTAAACCCAGCGACTGCGCCCAGGCCGGCGTTGCGGACGGCTTCACCGCTGATCTGCGGGTTGGCCACCACGTTGCTGTCCTTGAGCAGGCTGCCAAAGAAGGCGGGCGCCAAAACCGCGTAGCGGTCGTTGGCGGGCACCTTGTTGTTGTTGAGAACTTGGCCGGCCGATACCGCCCAGCTGTAGTTGAACGAGGTCGAGGAGACGGTGATCGCCGAGCCGTAGCTTGTGGTAACCAGAGCAAGCAGGTCGCCGACCATCTGCAAGCCGAGCGCGTTGGCGGCCGCACCGGCAAAACGCTCAATGAGGTTGACCTGGCTGGTGGAGCGCTCTTGATCGTCCACGGAGTAGGTCACGTGCTTGAATTTGTTGAGGGTGATGCCCGCATCCGTCTGCGTGGCTGCCGTGGCCACATAGCCGTTGGCTTGGCTGTAATCCTGCGCGGTTAGCGCGGAGAGCCGGTGCGTATAGACGGTGGCGTTGTATTTTGCCGCTTCGGGGGAAAAATCCGTCACCGCGTTGCGGATAAAGCTGTAGTCCTCAACGAGGATTTCCAGCGCCCGCTGCGCGATAATATTTGCATTTGTCGTTCCGAGTGTGTTTGCCATTTGGGTATCCTCCGGGCCTTACAGGCCCAGTTTGCGGAGCAGGGTGGTACGCTTAAGCGGGTCCTTCTCCTCGTTGAATTGTTTAAGGATCTCGGTGCGGGACAGACGGCTGTCCGCGTGTTTGGCCGGGACTGGCGCAGCACCAGCTGCGTCTTTCTCGACCCTTGAAAGGGTGGTCGTTTCCGTCTTGGCGGCGGCCTCGACAACAGCAGGAGCCGGCATTTCGGATGAATCGCTGGCGGCGTCCTCTGCCTCGTCTTTTTTTAGGTAAACAAGAACTTCCGTCAGCATGGCGGCCACGTCGGCCAAGGTGGGCTCGGCGGCCTTGGTCTTAACGGCAGGAGCCGGAGCTGCAGGCGCCTCGGCCAAGGCCACGGGAGCGACGGCGGGAGCGGGAGCGGGTTCGGGTTCGGGCTCCGCTTCTTCCGGCGGCGGCGTGTCCACCCTGTCAAGTGTCGAGAGATTGGCCGATCCGGAAAAGGGTCGCCTGACCTCGCTCATGGCGGTTTCAATCGCGGCGCGCTCGCCGTCATCGCGGGTCTGCCCGAACAGCGTGATGACGCCGTCATCGAACTGCACCTCGCCCGACTGGACCTTCTGCAATTGCTGGAGGCCGATGAGCGCGGTTCCGGCCCAGTCTCCGGTCGGATGTCCACCCGCCACGACCGTCCGGTCTTCCACGCCCTTGGGAAAGAGCTTTCGCGCTTCGGCGGCAATCTGGCGCTTGAATCGCTGGCTGGGCACGACGCCGCTCAGGCTGATGCTTTGTCCGTTGCCGCGCTTGGCGCTCCACTTGTAGGGCTTGCGGGGAGGGGACAGCTTGATGCGCTCGCCGTCGACCGCCGTGATGCCGCCCCAGAGCGAACCGCCTCGCCCGGCCGCGCGTCGCGTCGCTTCCATTGCGTCATCCCGGTCAAGCTCGCTCGGCGCCGTGCCCGACAGGATGGCGCGCTGCCCATCCATGTCCACGCGGGCCCAGGTCATGCCATCCGCGCGAAGCGCGATCTCGACCTTGGTCTGCAGTTCCGAAGGAATGTGCTTCACGCTGCGCAGGAACCCCTGTCCGCGCACGTCAAGCGTTGCAAAATAGCCGGTCACGAGCATCGCCGTGATGCCGGCAAAAGCGATCCATCGCGACATGGCCATCCCAAAACGCGGCTTCGGTCGGCAGGGGCGATCTGCCGTGGCACGCGCTGTTACCTTCTCCACAGCTTGTAACACTTGTTGAAAACACGTTGAACCGTTAGCCGGAAGTGAGGTGAACGCTGCCTGCGCGTCAGGGTTGCGGCGCGCGTGGTTGATGCACGCGATTCCCTGCCATATCCCTTAACCAAACGACGCCATGTGAGTCGGTTAACGCAACAAGTGAGGCGACCAGCAATGTTGAGCATCTTCACAAGGCTTGGATGGCCGGCCTATGCGGGCGGGGCCGTCGTCCTGTTCGCACTGACACTGACGGCCATCTTCTGGTCCGGCGGGGACGGTTCGAACCAATCCGCGCAGGAAAATCTTCCACCCGTGC